TCGTAGCTAGTACAGGGGTTGCAGTTAGAGGTTTTACTGATGAAGTAAACCGTAATGACAAGGATAATCAGATGTATCATCACCCAGATGATTTTGATTTGATAGATTTAGGTATGTTTGATGATATTTCAGGCACGTTTCAACTAAGGGATAACCCTACTGTTTTGGTTCGTGCAAAAGATGTAAAAATTAAGTAATTCTTAAGGAGATATAGATGTTTCGTAATCGCTCGGTAGATGTTCATCAATTTGCGATGATTCCTAAAGCGGATATTCCCCGTAGTAAGTTCAAAGCACAAAAGACCCACAAGACTACTTTTGATGCAGGTTATTTGATACCTGTGTATGTAGATGAAGTACTACCTGGCGATACGTTTAATCTTAAGATGACGGCATTTGCCCGTTTAGCTACCCCGTTATATCCAATCATGGATAACATGCATATGGATACTTTCTTTTTCTTTGTGCCTAATCGTTTGATTTGGAATAATTGGCAAAAGTTTATGGGTGAGCAAGAAGATCCCGGTGATTCGATTTCTTATACTGTTCCACAGATTGTAAGTCCTGCCAATGGGTTCCCTACGGGTGGTTTGTATGATTACATGGGTTTACCTACAGTTGGACAAGTAGGTACTGGTAATACTGTCAGTGTGTGCGCTTTTTTCCCACGTGCATATAATTTAATTTATAACGAGTGGTTTAGAGATCAGAATATGCAAAATTCTGTGACCGTTCATAAGAATGACGGTCCAGATACATATACTGATTATGCATTGTTAAGACGTGGTAAACGTCATGATTATTTCACAAGCGCATTACCTTGGCCTCAGAAAGGTGCATCTGTTACGTTGCCGTTAGGCACGTCAGCACCAGTTTATGGAACTGGTAAGACTATTGGTTTAACTAATGGCACAACTAATTATGGTGCAGGTTATACAGGTGGATCGCCAAGTTTAAAAGCATTAACAGGTGCGTACAATATTAACAATGGAGCAGCGACTAGCGGAACTGAGCCTGCGGGATCAGTAGGTATTGGCGTTGTAACGTCTGGTGTTTCTGGTTTGTATGCTGATTTAAGTCAAGCAACGGCTGCAACGATTAATCAGTTGCGTCAATCATTTCAGATTCAAAAATTATTGGAAAGGGATGCACGTGGAGGTACACGTTATACTGAAATTATTCGCGCTCATTTTGGAGTTATTAGTCCAGACGCTCGTTTGCAGCGTCCTGAGTATCTTGGTGGCGGTTCCACTGTTATTAATATCAATCCTATTGCCCAGACAAGTGCGACCAATCTTTCTGGAGGTACTACAGTTTTGGGTAATCTTGCGGCTATGGGCACGTCACTCGCAAGTGGTCATGGCTTTACGCAAAGCTTTGTAGAGCATGGCGTTATTATTGGTTTAGTGTCGGTTCGTGCTGATCTTACTTATCAGCAGGGTTTACCACGTATGTGGTCAAGGTCTACACGCTATGATTTTTATTTTCCTGCATTTGCTATGCTTGGTGAGCAAGCAGTTCTTAATAAAGAGATTTATGCTACTGGTGCTAGTACTGATAATGATGTATTTGGTTATCAAGAGAGATGGGCTGAGTACCGTTATAAGCCTTCAATGATTACTGGTCTGTTTAGATCTACAACGTCTGGAACGTTAGATGCATGGCATTTGGCTCAGAAGTTTACGACATTGCCAACGTTAAATAGTACGTTTATACAGGATACACCCCCAGTCTCACGTGTGGTTGCTGTGGGGGCTGCTGCCAATGGTCAGCAGTTCCTTTTCGATAGTTTCTTTGACATAACTATGGCTCGACCCATGCCGATGTATTCAGTACCCGGCTTGATCGATCATTTTTAATATGTTTGGAGGAATGTTTGACGGCATTGTTAGTTCTGTAGGCGATTTTTTAGGCGACTACGGTAGTGATATTGCTAATGTTGCTATGATGTCTCAGGGTTTGCCCCCTATGGTTCCTGATTGGGATCAGGATCAAGGGGGATTCGGGGGCGGTAATCCTATTCAAGTTTTAACTGGTCAAGCAGAAGGTGCTAATAATCCTTTTAGTTTTTCTAGTATGATTCCTAGTGTTGTTGGTGCAGCAGGTAGTTATTTCGGTGCACAACAGACTAATAGAGCTTCAGCTTATCAAGCAGATAAGCAGATGGCATTTCAAGAGCGTATGAGTAATACTGCTCATCAACGTGAAGTGGCTGATCTTATTGCAGCAGGTCTTAATCCTATGTTAAGTGCCAAATTGAGTGGAGCTAGTTCGCCAGGTGGTGCTATGGCTCCGGTGCAGAATGCATTAGGGCAAGCTACATCATCGGCGAGTCAGAACTACCAATTAGAGCAACAACGTAGGTTAATTGCTGCTCAGGAATTACAGAGTATGTCAGCCAGTACACAAGCGCAAGCGGCAGCTAAACGTGAAGGTGCGCAAGCAGCTTTATTAGATACTGAGAATATTAGAGAACTTAGAAATTTGGACCCTAAGAGTACAACTCCGTTGGTATCGGCTCAAATTAAACATATGGGTTCTCAAGCAAGATATCAGAGTGCATTAGGTGGTTTAGCTGAAAAAGGTGTCGCTCCAAGTGGAGACCCACCTTGGTATAGAGATCTTAAGCAATTGTTAGAGAAGGTTATTAATTCGGCAGGCGGTGCTAATCCGCTTATGAAGAATATTGATGATTTTGGAAAGAAGTTGAATTATTAATCGCACCAACTTTGTTGGGGCGAAACTAGGTCTATGAGATGAAAGAACGTAAAGTGCCATTTTTAAGAACTCCGTATAATTATGACGGAGATAAAGTGTCTGATGAGACTGGGCTTTCATGCCCCGAGCCTACATTGGCTCAACAGAACTTTAAAGACGAGTGCGACATTAATTATATTGTTCGCAATTTTGGTTTGACCGGTGAATTACCGGGTCAACCAATAAGTCCCCAGTATGGGGATTTTACAGGGGTATTAGATTATCATTCGGCAGTAAATGCCGTATTAGCTGCGCAAGATGAATTTTTAGAATTGCCAGCGCAAATAAGGGCTCGTTTTGATAACGATCCCGCAAAGTTAATAGATTTTCTCGGAAACGAGCAAAATCGTGAAGAAGCAATTAATTTAGGTTTAGTTGCAGAACCCATTTCTGTATCAGCAGAAACACCGTTCGGTGAGGCGAAGCCCACCGAAGCACAGTAGGTTCACTTGATGTAACTGTGCTAGGTGACACCAAAGACCACAAGGAGAAGTTATGCTACGTAGAAACCCTGTAAATAAGAGAAAGTCAGCCGGAATGTTTAAACGGAACGTTCGGCGTACTAAAGCCCCAAATATGCGTATGAATCCTATGCGTGGTGGCTGGAGACTGTAAGTGCCTTGCTATCATCCGATAGCGGCATATCAGACAGTTGATGGACAGGTTGTTTTTAGCGAAAGGCGATATTTCGACATTAGTCGAACGTTATCATTGCCTTGCGGTCAGTGTGTTGGGTGTCGTTTAGAGCGTAGCCGTCAGTGGGCTATGCGATGTTTGCATGAGGCAAAGTCTCATGCAAAGAATTGTTTTATCACGTTAACGTATAACGATCAACATTTGCCTAGAAATAGGTCGTTAGATTATCGTGATTTTCAACTTTTTATGAAAAAGTTTAGGAAGAAATTTGGTGCTAACATTAGATTTTACATGTGCGGAGAGTATGGTGAGTTGTTTGACCGACCTCACTTCCATGCCTGCATTTTCGGATTTGATTTTTCAGATAGAAAGTACTTCAAAACCACGGGCAGTGGTAGTAAGCTTTATAGATCCGAAGAACTTGAAAAATTATGGAAGTTTGGCTATTCGTCTGTTGGAGACGTAAATTTTGAATCGGCGGCATATGTAGCCAGATATATTATGAAGAAAGTAACTGGTCAAGGTAAACATGATATGCATTATAAGTTTACAGATTTAGAGACAGGTGAAATTTTAGAGAAAAAGCCCGAGTTTAATAAGATGTCTTTAAAGCCGGGAATTGGTTATGAATGGTATAAAAGATTTCGTAGTGATGTTTATCCTCATGACTACGTTGTTATTAATGGAAAGAAAGTTAGACCTCCTAAGTATTATGACTTGAAGTATGCAAAGGAATCCCCATTTGAATGGGAAGAAGTTCAGCAAAAGCGTATAGATTTAGGTAAAGCGAACTTTGAAGATAATACCGATGCTAGGTTAGTTGTAAAAGAGCAAGTAACTAAGGCTCGGTTGAAGTTATTAAAACGTGAGTTAATTTAAGGAGTTATTATGATGTCATTTATGTGTAGTGTTTATGATCGTGCAGCGGAAGCGTATGGTAGACCCATGTTTGTAGCTAGTACAG